GCACAGCGTAATGGCCCTTTGCAATGCCCTTCTGAATGACCAGAACACCGGGATAGAAACCCGGTCTTCCCCCTTCAGGGAGCACCTGAAACCGGGTAAAAGACAGGTGGGAAGGGTCTGTGATTGTGGCAAAAAGTGTTTTCATATTCTAAGCTTCAGCAGGTTCAGCTACTTGCTCTGTCTCCACCGGGTTGGGGGGATTTGCGTTGTATGACTGAATGTATGGCACCACATCCCTCCATGTGATGTCAGGGTCAAGCACCTTTAGCTTTTCAGCGTGCTGAATGGCAATGCGAATTTTGCTTTCTGCTTCCTCGCCTAGTTGCTCGTCAACGTCTTTCCAGTAAAGCGATTCCTCAGCCGTGATTGTTGCCATGGAGCGCAACCCTTGCCTGTTTTCCTCACACATAGCCTTGGATTCGCGTCCAACGTCCATGGTGGGGTGTGCGGGGTACATGAAAAACCCACGATCCCAATTCTTTACCCAAGGGATTTCCCCCCGGTTTATGCCAGACATCAGCGCTTTAGTCTTGATCTGGTTGAGCGCTGAACGTTCAAGCCACTTCTGCCCCAATGGGCCATGCTGAAAAGCACGTTTTGCCTGCTCTGAAATCAACCGGGTATATGTGCCCGGTAAGCCCATCATTACCCAAGCGGGTGGGAGTCGATTCCCGGCATGCCACCGAAGAAGTCAAGGAAATGTGTGCCCGCAAAGGCTGGCACTACATGGTTGCTGATATGACGCGGGAAGAATACGATTGGAGAAGACCGGGCACAACCGCTGTTCGCAGACCATATAAGCGGTCAAGCTGGCACGATACGACCACCAAGGGCAAAGAGCGGCGCTACGCGCATGGCATCATTTTCAGCAAGGAATGGGCGCGTAGTGTCCTTCACAACCGGATTAGTGGTGCGGGGACGGAGTGGGGCTTGCCGGAGGATGTAGGGCAACTGGTCTTCAAGGGAACTGCCAAGATTGAGAGCAGTTACATGGGCCAACTCAATTCTTGGGTGGAAAAGGAAGTGGAGAACAAGAAGACTGGGGAAAAGTTGCCTCAGTGGGTTCAGATTGGGACGGACGACCACTTTCGCGCGTGCGAGGAGATGCAACTCGTGTTAGCTGCAATCAGCGGTTTCTTTCCGTCTGAGTTGGAAGGGAACAAAAGCTAGGATTGACACTCCCCCACCCCGTGTCTTAATAGCGCCCCAACCCAAATGGCCACCGTTGACACGTCTTATCGCAGTATGTCCGTTGAAACGCTCAACGCGCTACGGCTGTCCATCCTGACGCAGTTAAAAGCGGTGGAGGCAACGGGGCAAAGCCACTCCGCGAACAGTCGGCAAACGGCTTTGCCAGACCTTGACAAGCTCACTAAAACGCTCACCAACGTTGAATCGGCGCTCCGTTGGAAGGAAAATGCCGGGAACGATGGGAATAACGGGTATGCCTCCCGGTATGCTAATTTTGACACCACAGGCAACCCATGACCCCCGTTAAACCCAATTTTGGCACGAAGTTTCAGCAAGGGCTGGACAGCCTCATAGGCACGCTTTCCCCAAGTGCCCAGCTTGCTCGTATGGAAAGCCGCGCAAAAGTAGCGCAGTTGCACCAATACGCGGGAGCGGACACCGGCAGAAGCCGCACCCCGCCGAAGTCCCTGCGCTCCCCGGACTCCCTTGGCGGGCAGGCGGACGCGCTGGTAATGCAGCGGCGGGCGCAAGACCAAGGCCGGGACAACGCCTTTATCGGCCACCTGGCCAATGCTTACCGCATCTATGCGTTGGGGGATATTTCCTATATCCCGCAAACCGGGGACAGGAAGGCGGACGAGGCTTATCGGGAGTGGTGGCAACAGTGGATGAAGGATTGCGACGTACAGGGGCGCTTTCACTTCATCGACATGATGCAACTAAGTTTGTCGGGGGTGATTTACAACGGTCGGCACGGGCTGATTCATCACCACAATGGGGACGGTTCCTTTCAGCTACAGCCCATTCCCGGCTACAACATTGGCAATCCGCGCACGGTTTACACCAACCCCAACAATATCCAAGGCATTCGCATCGGGGCAGGTGGGGAAGTGCTTGGCTATGACCTTTACCGCTTGGGCATTCAAGGCATGGTGCAATTCGTGGAGACAGTGCCAGCGTGCATCTTCTCTTGCCTCAATCCGGTTACATCCACGGACGAATACAGCGCCAAGACCCCACTGCACGCCATCCTGAACGATGCCCACGACATGAAGTCTGTGGAAAATGCGTGGATGGACAAGATTAAGTGGGCAGCATACAAAACGGCAGTGTTTAACACCCCGAACGGGAGCGCCCCCGATGGCGACCCCAACGCAAATGAGTTGGATGGCATCCCCGGACAAGTGGCAAACGGGCGCATCCGGCACCAGCTACCGGGTGAAGAACTGCATGGGGAGGAAGGTTTCAACGTGGAAATGTTGGAAAACAACACTCCCAGCCACAATGAAACAGAGTTGCTGTTGACCAAACTGGCGCAAATCGCTTCTTCGCTGTCCCTCCCGCTCCCGTTCGTCTGGACGATGATGGGCTTGCCGGGCACCTACACGCGCCTAATCAGTGAACAGGCGAAGCGGGCTTTCCAGCATGGCCCATTGGGGCAGAAGTGGCTGGAACGTGTCGCCTTGGACGAGATTAAGAATAAAGCCATTACTTCGGGCATTTTGCGCGGGAAAATCCCGTGGACAAAGAACTTTACGCGGGGCTTTTTCATGTACCCGGCTCACCCCACGGTTGACGTTGGCCGGGAAAGCAAGGCGAATTTGGAAGAGAACAGGCAAGGCGTCCGGTCAATGGCTACCATTACCGCCGAAGAGGCTATGTATTGGCGCGACGTTGACGCCCAACTTGGTGAGGAAGCGGAAAACAAGATTCGCATTGCGGTTGACCGGGCGAAGGAACTTCAACTCCTTGACCCGGAGATAACCTGGCGCGACGTGATTCCCTACATTCAGAGCTACAACGCCAATCCGCCCAACCCAACAATGGTGGAGAAGACGGACGAGATTTCTTCAACCCAATCATAGAATATGCCTCTTATCTTCGCAGAACTCGAATCACCGCTCACCTTCACCCGCTTCCAAGCGTTGCCCGGTGACGCTGCCAAGCCGGGTTTCTATCCTGGTGTGCTCATTATCCAGACGGGACCGGCCAAGGGGCATTTTGCGGTGAAGGATGGCAACCGGGTGGTGAACTACCAACCCGCGAACCCGGCACACCTGGAATTGCAGAAGTTCCAAATCATTATCAGTGATGAAACGCTGAATGACGTGGTGCAATGTGGTTTGGAAAACGAGTTTACCAAGTGCAAGCTGGACCACGGTTCCACCGTCCGGGATATTGTTGGGGATTATTCCGCTTTCCGCCGCGACGGGGATCAAGTTAGGGCGGACCTTAGCCTTGACCAGCGGCTTGATGGCTACAACCACACCGAGGCGTTAGTTGACCGCTTTGCAAAAAGAATCGGAAATAGCATTGACTTCGATTATTTCTATGAAATAAAGGGCGACGTAGCGATTGCTCGCTGCCGGAAACTAAACAGTGTTGACATTGTGGACGCACCGGCAGCGACCAAGAGTTTATTCAACGAAAACCCGAACCACCTAACTACCCTTCCTCACATGCCACTTGACGCCAACGACCTGAAAGCCATTGGAGACTTGGTTGATACCAAGCTCTCTGCCCACAAAACCGAAATCACCGGACAACTCTCCGCGTTGCAAACCAAGTTGGAGGAAGGCGAGAAGGAAAAGGACGAAGACGCGGACAAGGACAAAAAGAAGGACAAGGAAGACCCGATGGATGAAGCCAAAATGTCTGAAATCGCCAGCCGGGCGGCACTGGCAGCGGTGGACGCGGCTTTTCCGAAGGCACAGCGCGAGCAGTTCGCCAAAATTGGTCAACAGCCGGGCAAGTCCAAGTTTGAAACCCTGGTTGACACCGCCCTTGCGGCGGGTGCGAAAAACCGGGGTATCGCCATTCAGCGTGTCGCCCGCGACTATCCGACCGAATACAACGCGCACATGAGCGCGGTCAACGCGGGCACCGGCACTCTCTAAGCC